ATAATCATCTGGATCCAAAGTAACAAGATGCTTACTTTTGGCTCCTCCTTCTGGAAAACCAACTGAAGTGTTGGGTTTCATTTTGTCGATATAACGACGACCATCAATTCCACACACTGTCTGCATTTCAGTCAACGGGCGCACTTCTTGGCGCAGCCATTCTGTAGTCTGTAATTTAGACAGTAGAGGTAGGCTATAATCTAAAACAGCCTTTTCCAACAAAGTTCCAGGGACTCCACAACTAGGTTTACACGAATGTTGTAAAGAAGCCTGCCACGGTTTCCAAGAATGAAAACGAGGAGGACCCCACAAATTCGGTTGCCCCATAACTTCCTCCACAATTGGAGAAATTGGAGTACTACGCACATCAGAAGAATAAGATGCGCGACCAATACAAGAACCAAACATTGTGAGTGAATTCTCTTTTGGCAGGAATTTAGTTGGACTTTTGGGATGAACATCGTCCGATACCATAAATTTGATACCATACTGAGTATCGTGAAGAGTTCCTTCAGAAGGACCAATCACGACACCGGAAATTTGTGACAACTGTGCTTTACAACGTCTATACTCACTCCACGTTAGTCTTCAGCACACCCTAGAGGTTTCCCTGCAAAACCTCCAAGATGGAAGCCTGTTATTTCAGGGTGAGGTTCGTGAGTGACAAGAGTTGCCATACACAAACCATTGAAAGTGTCTATGGGGAGATCATACAGATAACCGTCAAATGACGCTGCACGGGTGCGAATGAATGAAGAACGAATGTAAGTTTCATGATGTTGGATTTCTCCCACACTATCTTTATAAACCATGGTAGAAAAAGCTTTCGAAACAGAGCGAATACTTAAATAATCCACTAAGTTTTTGAAGCTACCACCATTAGGCACCCATACAAGACTCAAATCGCTCTGAGGAACAGCTACAGAGTAACGTGTGCTCAGAGGACACTTGAAGGATGCACCATTGAGACAAGGATCGCTGCGAATAAAATTAGCAATCAAATCTGGTTTGTCCAAGATGTGTGTTGGAATAAGTGCAACATTAGATTCCAAAAAGAGGGCATCGCATACGCGACGTCCACCGTCAATTTCAATCTCAATATAACACAAGTTTCGTCCGACTAATTTGAGTAAGTCTTTAAAAACAGTTGTCTTAGAGGATTCGGAGACGGGTCGTTTGGAAATAACACTACCAGCCCATGGATTAACTTCGGCATCTCGTTCTCTAACATCTTCTTCTGTAATAGGTTCGAGCTTTCCCTGGATGGGAATAGTACGATACCTCCTCCACAATTTCACAAGTGTATAAACAACACCGAAAACCGAGCACAAAGCGGCAATTTTAGCGACATGATTGTCACGAATTCGCTTAAATAGTACT